GAATCTTTATTTTTATTCTTAAGCTGTGATGGATGTACACCCCTATCCATAAGCCACTTATCGTGTTCAGCTTGAGCTTTTTGCCAACCTGCTTTGCGGAAAGGCTTTTTCTTTTTAGTACTATTATTGTTGTAGTAAATTGGTAATAGATGCATTGTCATTTTTCACAGCTCCAAATAATTTATTTAAATCGACATAACCATAGTTGATGGCAAATAATATTGCAACTACTATCATGACAATAATTGCATTACGAAAGAACCAACCGACTATGGAAAAGAATACTCCTACAACCAATGCTCCAGCTACTGCGAAGAAGAGGAGTTGAAAATATAGCGGTAGCATTGATTGTATCTCGGAAGGACTAGGCATAAAGCTCTAGCTCCTTTTGTGCCTCCTCAGATGTAGCGAAGTATTCGCTATACCTGTTGTATGGCTGGATAAATCCTTCGGACTTATCTATCTTGCCAACGTACCAACCGGCAGCTGAGGCCATAACGATAGCTTCTGATACGCCATCGTTATCGAATTGAATGTCTTTGATTTCTTTTGTAAATTGCATTTAGTTTCTCCGCTTTTTTAATTTTTAATAGATATATTATACCATATTTTTTAGCAGATGTAAAGGAAAAAATGCATTTAATTTGAAAAAAGTGATTAACATATTAACTATGTTTTATCTCTTTGTGTTTGATTTGGTCCAGAGTTATTGTCTAACTCTGGAGTTTTCTTTTGCAATTCATCTAGCTGAGCTCTAAGTTCCTTTATACGACTATATAAAGTATACTTTTCTTTAGTCTCTTGAGCTAGTTGCTTTTTAAGTAGATCTATATTAGTGAACGGTTTCGTCATCTTCCATCTCCAGTTCGAATACAAACTCCATACCGTTATCATTATGAGTTTGATCAACACACTCTCCTAGCGTATAGTTATCGCCATCAACGGTAAAGACTATTTCTTTTTCTTCGTTAAACTTTTTTAATTTTTCTTTTTTGAAATTTATAACATTTGATTTTTTAGACATACATTACTCCTGTATATAGTTAATGTTAGCGTATGTTTACGCTAACTCTGTTTCTGTGTAATGTTGTGGAAGTTTATATGATTCGAAAGACTTTACATCTTTATAAGTGTATACAGCTACATTAGTCTTATAAGGTAGTTGATCAGTCGCAGACTTAATTGACTTTTCCTCAGTTTCGCCAAGACCTACTAAATAAATACCGTTGGTGAATTCCATTTCAGTAATATATTCGATTTTATCATTAGTATTTTCCATAAAATTTCTCCTCTTTTTTAATTTTATAGATATATTATACCATAGATTTTAGGGAATGTACACTAAAAAATGCACTTATTTTAAAGTTTGTTGTTAACATGTTAAATGCTTAGCATGTATTTTACAACCTATAAAGTTGTTGTAATAATCTTCACGTAATAGTACATCATTAGCAAATTGCAATTTAGCTTCATGATATGACATATCGCCTTTGGTTTTACAAAGTCTTAAAATCTCTCGGTTGAAACTTTCTGTTCCTCGTGATTCCACAAGTCTCCGTACTTCATCAGATGACCCATAGTATGTTTTCCAGTCAGATTCTGTACGTGTTCGTACGCGTCTCTTACGTGTTTTAGTGATAGGTAGAGTTTTGGGTTTCCAGAAATTCTTCTTTCCAATATATCTTTTGCCGGTGTCGAGTTCTGTAATTTCGTATACAAAGCCTTGATACTCCTCTGGAGTAGTTTCAAATAGTTTATTATTATAGTGCCACATAATGCTATTTATTCAAATGATTCAACTTCTTCTGGCTCGGCTCTTCTTCCACACGATGGGCAGTATTTAGGTTCTTTATAAGATGCCACATAAGTTATTTCATCGCATTCTTCACACTCTATTTTGTAATCCTTCAATAATCTCTCTCTTTCTTCTATCAGATGCTTTGAACCACTCAGCTATTTCATGAGTAGTTCTTCCACATCCAATACATACTTTATTTTCAACTTTGCAGACTTTGACACACGGTGAAATTATCTTAGAAATCGATTTCACATTCACCGCCTGCACATGCAGCCGCTGCGAGGGTATCAACATCTGTATACTTCTTTTCTGTTATATCTTCTTTCCAATCAATCTGTTTTAAGTTTGATTGAATTTTTTTCCATTTATGTAATAGATAAGCATCTTTTAAACAACCTTCTGAAGCTTTTATATCTCCATCACAATAGTTATTTGCAAAGTTTTCAAATCTACGAACCCAGTCTTTTCTAGCAGAATTTTCTGAAGATTCAACTGATAAGTCTAAACCAAAACCTTGAGCAGTTGAACATGCATCCCATAGATTTGGATATACTTTAAGAGCATCAACAACTAAACCAGAAGCAAAGATTGAAGCATCACCATATTTCTTAACCATAGTCTTGGAATCAATAACACCAGTATTTGGTGCTTGGTTATAATCTTTATCACCAGTCATTGCTAAAAATGAAATACCAGCAAAGGCATCACGATTTTCATATACGTATTTTTCTACGTCATCCCAATCATCTACAATAATAGTATTTGATACGTTATGTCTTATACCTTTATCTGCACAAAGATCTTCATTAGTTCCAGTTTCAACCCAATGCTTTTGAGCTTTCTTAACAAGTTCTAAATGCTTAATACCTAATAGATCGTCTTTATACATTGAACCTTTCTTAGGCAGTATTGGAAATGAAACAACAACATCTGTGCCAGTAGATGACCAAACAGATTCTTCTACCATATACGGATTTTGTTTCATAATAGCTTGTGTGATTTCAGATTCTTTATTCATTTGAACATTACGTATATACATATCAGAATGTTCTGCATGAATACCTGAGGCAGTTTGTAATAACACCGAAGCGTTACCACTTGGTTTTACACATGTTGTTCTTGCTGCAGGATTAATTTTAATAATACTTGCAACTTCTTTATTAACTTCTTTAACAATCTCTGCACCTTTTTCAAGTATCTTTTCATTGAAAAGAATATCAGGATTATTCATCCATCCAGTGATTGATACACCAAGTAAAGCTTCTCTATCGAAAATCTTCTTTGATGTGTCTGATAAGAATTTAAAGTCTGTGTACCCTGCTTGTAGGGTACCGAGGATAGACGCTGCTCGACATGCCTTATAAAAGTCCTCCTCGGTATTGCATTTCCCTCCATTGATTTCAGTTAGGTTACAACCTTGCCAACCTGACTTTTTGTTAATCTGCGGATACATACCAATTTCCACGCATGGATTAGTAGTATGTTCTGTAGATTCAACGAAGACGAATCCTGGTTCTCCAAATTGCTTGACAGATTCCATAATCTTGCCAAACTCTTCGGGAGTGGTCTTATCTCTTACAATAACTGCAGAGTTATTAGACCTGCCTCTTTGTGGATTTTCCATGAACCAATTACCAGTTTTTGCATTCATCATTTCTTCATCGTTTGGTGAGAAAAGACAAATAGTGGCTGATCTTCTTACGCCACCAGATAACACTGCATCTGCTGCATGCATTGTGATATCATATGCATTTATAGGTTTAATTTCACTTGGTTCTTTGGAATCTATTACAATACCTTGAAGTAAGTGTTCTATTTTATCTAATGATTTACGTAAGCCTTCAGGTCCTGGTGCTTTAAATCCACCAGATATTTTTGCGCCTTTAGGTCTTATTTGCGATAAATCAAAAAATACTCTTCTTCCTTCATAGTCTGGATATTTACCTCCACCTACAAAGAAAGATGACATTAATATGTCTAATGCTGAAGCCCAACCTTCTATTGAATCTTCAACAATGTAACCTTTCGCTTGTTTAGTTCTATTTTGAATTTTTGGTAATTTCTTAATATGATGTTTTTGTACAGAGAACCCTGCACCTGCACCACATAATAAGATATAAAATACTTCACCAAAAAATTCTGGTCTATTTACATACGACGATGTACAATTATACATCCTCATTTGATGTTTCATCAATTGATCACCACCAAACTGTAGAGCACGTTGTGCACCAAGAACACGTTGTTCTTTATATGCTGTACGAGCTTCTTCTATAAATGGTTGTAATCTATTATTGTTAGTAATATAATTTTGTTCGTGCATGTCTATTACACGATCAACTGCCTCATCCCAAGTTTCATATCTACCTTCGCTATCTTTATATCGTGAATAGCCTTCGTAGAACTTAGTTTGAGACAAAAAATTTCTTGTGTCAACAAATTGTTGCATCTCGTTTCCTCTTATCTTTTTTGATTATTTGTATCTATTATATATTAAAAATGGATCTTTGTAAAGGACTTATTCACTATTTTCTGAAAAATATTTTTCTATCATTTCAATTCTATCATTAGCAGCTGCCATCTTATCGAGCTCTGCCATAACAGCTTCAGTAACATCGCTATGTTCGCCTATACCTGCAGGCATAGTTCTATACACTTCAATGTTTGCTTTATGTACTTCAAGTTCGCCTTCAGCTTGTTTTCTAGCTGCTAATATTATTTGATCGCCTACTTTCATAATTATCTCCTATACAATTTTTGCGTTTACTTTTCTGTGTTTGTTCCAAGCAACGAATCCACCTATTCTTAATGCCCAATAAGCTAATTTGTTTAATAGATGAAATCCATTTTGCTCGATATTTATATCACGAAATATTAAATCTGCTTTTTTCTGAGTAATATTTCCTATAGTTTTCTTTTTATTTATTTTCAATAATGTCTCATACTTATATGCAAAGTCATGTACTAATCCACCCATTAACAATACACCTGTAGGTGATAGCCATGTATGTAAGAATTTTGGAATAGATGCACCATCAAAGGTAAATCCTGCTGGAATGACAAACCAAGTTCCTTCCATTCTAAAAGCCCAGTCTTCTGCAACTTTCCAATTACGTGTACCCATTAGCCACATCCATATTGCTCCCCAAAAACCTTTACCTGCAGTAGGTATTGCTATAGGTTGTAGTTTTGGCATTTCTTTATATTCAAATCCAATAATGACATCATCACAATCAACACCGAACATATTAACTATAAAACCAATTGCAATTAATATACCGACAACAGTGAATTGCCACCATGTGACTAGTTGATCTATTATAAACTCCATCATTTTTTCTCCTCTTTAGGTTTTGCTGCCTTTTCATAATATACTATAATTTCTTTTTGTTGATTTAAATATCTTCTCATCTCTGCAATATTAATTGCTAAGTTTTCATAATCTTTCATACTTAATGCAACATAAGCTAATTCACCATAAACTTCTTTAAAGTCTTTTACAAACTCTTCATAATTATCCTTTGTAACTACAAATACTCTCGTGTCACTGAGGTTTAACGGCTTTGGTCTCGCTACTACTGGTATTGTTATTTGTTCTATCTTTGTTACCGTCTTTATTTCCGGTTCCATCCTGAGGCCGCTGCAACCAGCTAGGCTTATCAGACTTATTAGTATTACCAGTTTCTTCCATGATACCTTGCCACAATGTATAACTTGCGCCATTCATCTTTCCTTCTAAAACTTTTGAATCTTTTAAAGCTTCAACTACTAAATCTAATTTACTTAACTTAGATCTTAATTCATCTCTATATGCTTCAGCTTTTTGTAAATCAACTTGTAGTGCTTTGTTTAAAGTGGCCATCTTAGCAATATTAACTTTTAAATTATTAATACTTTTTTCAGATGTTTCAATTGCTACTTTTAACTTAGTGTTATTCTTTGTAAGAATAGCTATTCTGTTCTGTGTAGTGTCATAATAATATTTAGCGCCATAACCTACTATACCAATTATGCCGACAATAAATATTAAAAGATATAGCCTAGCCATGATCTTCTATATATTTTCTAAATCTTTTTAGTAGTACTGGGAACTGATCTTTTTTTCTACGTTTATCATGCATAGTTGTAGTTTTTAGTCTAGGACCCATTGACGTAGTAGCAGGATTCGGAATAGATGATGTATTTGTTGAAGGCACATCTTCACCAACTTTAAGAGTTTTAGGATAATTTTTATCGCCAGGTTTTAACTTACGTTTTCCTGCTGCTCTTCTTTTTCTTATATTATCCCACAATGATTCTTCTATTTTTTCCTCAAACATATCTGTACTCGGGCTCCTTCCAGCTTGTTTAACTACTTTTAAATCATCACCAATTAATCGCGAATATTTTTCTGCAGCTTTCTTAGCTCCTGCTTCTGAACTATGCATACTAAAAGTGTATCTTGATTTTGGAGCATTAGGATTCACTGTAACGTGTGTGTAAGCTTTTATCTTACTTCCTTTTTGTCTACCTGCTACTCTCATCGTATTAGTTCTCCAGCAGTTATATAAACATCTTGATTAGTTTTAACATGTATTGCTTCATATATATCTACACCAAAAACGTTTCCAATCGGATAACAATCTTCTTTTATTCTTACTTGATCTTTAGCCCACACTAATTCACTACATGATTTATTTAGTAATTTAGCATTTTGTATTCTATAAAGTCCTGGCGATAATTGTTTATTTTCTAATAGAAACCATTCATTATTTTCATTTAAAAAATCTAATATTTCTATGTTACATTTTTCACAAATATCTTCTAAACCTTTTTCGCTGAGGTTTGCTTTTTCTTTAACGAGATAAAGCGCTGACGCAAAAGATCCGAGTTTACTTCCACCTCCTGGAAGTTTTGCAGTGAGCCTTTTAATGTTAGCCACAAGGCGAACGAAAGGAGTATAAGCAGCGGCTTTTTCATCTGAATCAATTTTTACACTTTTAATTCTTTTGCCTTTTTCGTCAATAAGACCTTCTTTATAAGCATCCCAATTTTTCCAATCCATAACCATCATTCGCACAAATCTAAATGCATATACTGTATCGGCTACACCTTTTAATATTCCCATTAAATCTTCCTTAACTTATCGATAACATATGGATCCATAACTATACCAGTATATTGATCGTTTCTAATATAATTTAAAAATATTAAAAACGGTTTAACAACAGGCCAATGTTTAGCTTCAAGTTTTAATTCCAATATATTACAAGCAGCTTCACTTCCAAACACATTAAAGATTACTATAAAATGATTTAACAGTAAACGATAAGGCAAATCATCAGATTCGAGATAGCGATTTAACAATCGTTTAACATACTTAAATCTTTTTAAGTCTTCGTTAAACTCATCAATGTCTGCGAACTTAGGATTCTTATAGTGTTTAGCAGCGTATAAGAATAAGTTCTTTTCAGTTAGTTCTTTAAATATCATTATAAAATTATATATAAAGTTTTATGTTATCTCTTTCAGTTCTTGTATTAACGCTGCTTTTGATTTTCTTCTGTCTAGTTCAATACCGTGTTGTCTTCCAACCGATTCCAATTCAGCCTTTGTCATACTTTCGTATTCACTAGGTAAATTGTCTTCAACCATAAGTTCGACTTTAGCTTCTTGAAAATTAGTAGGAGCTTCTTTTAACATTTGTGGCTCAGGACTAACGCCTAAGTACTCATTAATCGCAGCTTCGGATATTTTCATAGAAACTAAGAGCTCTCCAGTTCTAGGATGCCTCCAACCCTGAGGAGTTGGAATAGCATCTTTTTGATAATTTGGTGCTTGCATTATATTTCCTTTACTTATAAATTTCAGGGTGCATTTCTTTATGATCCCCATCATAATGTTTCTTTAAATATTTTTGTAAGTTAGCTTTAGTACCAGTTGCATCAGTTCCCATCATTCCTCTTGTATTGTCATAGTTTTTACTTTTCTTTAAAGTAATACCATGTTTTTTTTCATGTGAACCAGCAGTACCTGTCATGTGATCGATATCGACAGTGTGAACTTTATCCATATCTTCTACCATTGCAATAGCATCTAGTAAGCTATTTGATATTTTATTGCCTGATATACCATAAGCTTCAGTTTTAACAATCTTTGCTGTAGGATCATTTATTGGGGTTGGTGATGCCATAGCTTTCTTATCTCCCTTTTTGTTATCATTAGTTCTAGCTTTTGTGCCTGGTCCAGCTCTACCTGCTTTTGCTGCATCTGCGTGTGATTGCTTTTCCATATCGGCTGGTTTAGTATCACCACTTGTAAGATCAGCTTTCATCTGTTTAGCACCAGCGCCTTTAAGTTGATCGTCCATAGTTTCTGGCTTAGTTGCGCTTTTGTAATGAGAAGCTTTATCGTTCTCAAATATAGACATTAACTTTTCTCTAAAAGTTGTACCTTCAGCTTTATACGTATGTTGGCCATCAACATGATCGTCTGAATGAGTCTTACCTTGTTTATGATAATTCAAATCACCTAATCCTTTTTTGTCATCAGAGTGATGATGTTGTAAGGCTTTATGTATTTGATGGTCGCTTCCATGAAATGACATCGTTGAACCATCTTTATGATGCTTAACTGTAGCGCCTGTATTTTTGTTAATGTACTTTGCAAATTTCTTATTATCTGGTCCATCACCTTCGTCATAACCATGTTTAATAGTCATAGACGCTTTATTAGTTTTACTATATTCTTCATTCATAACGTCTTCTTTCATACCCATTTTTTTTCTATACTCAGCTCGTTTTGCATCTGATTTTGCTCTAACTTTTTTAAGAGTGTCTTTTGATACAATTGCATTTTTATACTTATCTCTCCAACTATAATCTACACCTGGCATATCTGAAACTTTATTTCTTATACCATATCCAGATGATCGTGCTGTAACTTCTTTCTGTACTGATGAAGATCCTGTTTTAAAAGTTTGCATATTACTATGAGTCATATCTTTATCATAGTGCTTTTTAAGAAATTTATGTATAGTTCCGCCATCTGAATTATCATGATGATTCAAAGATACTTTTACTTTGCCATCGTCGTTAACACCTGAATATTTTGCATT